GCTTGACCCTACCCGCACATGGGTCGGAGTCGGTTTTAATCACGGTGACTACTGGTCTCAGATGGAAGTGTATTACGAGCGTGATATGCCGAAGTCGGAATTCTTTGTGAAGTATCCTCAGGCTGAAAATCAGAAGAGCAAACTTGAGTATTGCTCGGTCTCGGACGAGGCCAAGCAGGAGAATGACGAGAAGACAAAGACCCACGTTACCATCGGGTATTACGAGAATGTCCTTCTCAACACCTACATCGTCAAGTGCGGAAAGTTGGTCATCTATTCTGGTGAGATGCCGAACGATGAATCGTATGGGTCTACCATCATCGTGCGTTGTTTCCAAAAGAATTCCAATGACCCGTATGGAGTTGGTCTATATGAAATGATGCGTGGCAATACAGCGCTGTTCACATATATCAATTCTCTGAATGCTCAGCAGGTAGAGGCGGAAATCTTTCCACTGCTTTTCGGCCCTCAGGTGCAGAATGGCACGGCGACATACAAGCGTGGTCCGAACATCGTCAACCCGAAGACTCCAGGTTCCACTATCGATATCGTGCGCACGACTGGTAACGTCTCTCAAGGTATCGGATTTGCTGACAAACAGAAACAGGCCATTGAGGAAAATACCGGTATCAATAACATCGTAGCTGGTCAGAACTCGGAGACTACCCTCGGCTCGACTGTCATTCTGAAGGAAGCGGCATATAACCGTCTCACCCCTCCAAAAAATTCGGTCATGAATGGCCTTCAGATGGATGCTCACATCGCAGTCTCGTGGATGACACAGACGTACCCAGTTGATAAGATTTTTATGATTGATTCTGATGAAGAGTTGGCTGAATTCACCAAACAGAATCCGACCTATTTCATTGAATCTCAGGCGGTCATTGGTGATGATGGTATCCCTACTGGCGTGGTTGCTGCGGCTTCCCCTAACCTTCGTTTGAATTTTGACTTTACGGAAGACGGACAGATTATGGATAACGTCGATACGAGGACTATCTCAGCAAAGAATCTCTTTGGTGAATTGGATTCTCACGGCCACAAGTCAGACTATATCGAATTCGTCATTGACGGTGACTCGATGCTGTTGCCGTCTATTGAGATTCAGAAGCAGACGTTCATGGCTCTTTTCCCGGTCATTACCAATCAAATTACACTCATTTTCTCTTTGAGAAATAATGACCCGGATGCGGCAGCCGCACAGCTCATGTCGCTCGAACAGTTGCTTACAATCCAGAGACAGAATATCTACGACTTCATTTCGAAGTCAGATTACGATGGAATTATGGCAAAACAACCATCTCAGGCTCAGATTCAAATGCAGCAAGCCGCTGCTGCCGCTGCTCCTTCTGGCAAGCCACCAGCGGAGACTTTGAGCTACAAAGATGCTCCTGAGGATGTAAAGAGAGAGATAGAGGCTCAGGCTGGGCTTCAGCCTTCAAGAATTGGAGGAACCACAGACCAAACTGGTCCAGTCATCCTTCATCCGGCACCGGTTAGAGGTGGCGTGAAGCCTGGAACTGGTACTCCGGTAGCGCCTGGTCAGAATATGGCAGGTGATGGAACTAACCCTCTTCAGCCTCAGAATCCTGGAGAAGTTCCACGTCCGCAGAGCCCGATGGGGGGGGCCGTAGATGCGAGCGTCGGAAGAGCTGCTAATTTGCCGTTCTTTCCAAAATAAATATGCCGCTAACTTCTAACGTAAAACAAAATATAAAAGAACTTTATGCAGATAATCAAAAAACTGGGAAGGCAAAAGGTGCCAACGGTAAAAAGAGAAGTCTCAAACAAATTCTTGCTATTAGTTTTAATGCTGCTGGTAAGTCTGATAATAAATCCTAGCATGGGAATTCAAGATTTTTTCACAAGGAGAATAAATTACGGAGACTTGCCAGTAAGCCAGCCTCTGTCAGCTTTTGTGCCTAAGGTAAATGCTCAAACTGTTGTTCAGCCAGTGAGTCAACCTATGGATGTGGAAAAATTCTTGAATGCGATTGGAACAAATGAAACAGGGGGAATTAAGGGCGATAGGTATGCATTTCATCAGCCTTCTGGAAGTGCTGCATTGGGGGATGCCCTTGGAAAGTATCAAGTCACTGAGGGAGAATTAAAGACCTATGGAAAAAGGTTTCTTGGTCAAGATGTGACTCCTCGTCAGTACCTTTCTTCTCCGGCAATTCAGGACAATTATATGAAGAGCAAAGCCGATTTTTATACCAAACAGGGTTATACTCCTCAAGACATAGCTGACATCCATCGAAAAGGAATTAAGAATTCTTACCCTGCTGGTTCTGGCAAATATCAAAGTCCTGATTATGTTAATAATTTTAATGTAAATTATAATGGAAACTGACCAAACCCTACAACAGAAAAAAGTCTCCTTTGCCACGAGCGAGCACTATCAAGGTGCCATTGAACTTTTGAAACAGTCTCTCACGGAAATCACCACTCTCATTGGAGAGAATGAATTTAAGACTGTACTCAATGCAATGACGGTAGAGCTTGAGACTGCTCTAGTTCAGAGATTTGTCGTAGCCATTAACAACATCAGGACCGGAGAAAATCTTAATCAACCACTAACATGAGCACCAAAGGTGTAAAACTTGATAAGGGAAATTTCACTATAGAAGTGAAGTATTCGGATGAAGCCGTGGCCAAAAAGTTGATTCGTTTTACTGTTGTTGAAGGAAAGGAAATCGTCCTTACGGCCGATGAACTGGTCTCTATGCTTGTAAATCAAGTGAATAGTGATGTTCTGTCCGCTGCCTTTGTGGAAACCGACCGTATCAATGTTGTTGAAGTCATGAGGCAACTCAAATGTGTTCTTGACAAAGATTACCAGAAAGGCCAGGTCATCAATATCAATTATAGTCATCCGTATCCGATAGAGTTTGCTTTGATTGAAGAGGCCTGGAAGATTGCTTCTCTAAAGAAAGATACGAAGGTCACTGAACTCACTGTCGATTATATCGAGGAAGTCAAGAAAAAAATCAAACCGGAGATGGTTGATTACATAAAAAAATTCTATCAGTCCTTTAAAGGACTCAACGTGAACAAGGATTCAAATTCCAAAGCTGGTGATAAAACACAAACTGGCTAAGGAAGTTTATAAATAAAATCCCTGACGGGACAGGATAATCCCGGAAATCAAAATGTTAGATAATAATCCGAGTGCAGCTCCGAGCGCAAGTGCGATTCTAGGTGTGGAATTGGCTGCTGACCTTGAGGCAAAAAAAGAGGTCGAAAAAGCAGAGAAAAAAGTTGCCGATAAAAAGAAGGCGATTGAAGAGGCTAAAAAGAAGCAGGTAAAAATCGTTCTCAAGAATACCTTGGGAGAAGATGTTCCTCAGTCAGATTATTTCTACTCTGATGATGGAAGCGATACTGCTCCGCATTTCTTTCATCAAGTCTGTGGCTATGCCGTAGATAGAGAAGATATGCTTACTGTATTTAATCGGGTCTTCAAGCCGAAGGACGGAATTTTGTTCTACAAGGTTAAGGACAAGGAGATTTATCTCGTCATCGTCCCTATCAAACATTCTTCAGTTGTAGGAGCGTCTCACAACTCTGTTCCTGGGGATTTCCAGAAACATGCTATCTCATTCATCACTGAAGGTTCGGTCAATCTCGATACCCTCAGAAACAAGCTCGCTAGGGTTGCAAGCACAATTAAGATTGTTGCAGAATAATAAGTGGTGTTGTATTATTAATAGTAACCATCGGGTCCACCCACGATACGGGTAGGAAATAAAATGGAAACAATTCAACCAACGCCGGTAGTAGATGATGAGACTGCTCTTGATAAAGAGTTAGCTGATTCAATCGCTTCCGTCCAAGCTGGAAAACCGTTAGCACCTGCTCCTGAGGCGCCAACGACGCCTGAGGTCAAGTCTGGGGAAACCCCAGTCAAGCCGAAGGAGGAGCCGACCAGCCCGGCCCCAGCCACAGCTCCTGAAGTGACGAGTGAAACACCAGACCTTCGTATACCCAATAAAGGGAAATTTGAATCTGACGAGTCGTTCGAGAAGCGTGTTGAGCTTTTCGACCTTGTAAAGAGACGGAGGGCGGCAGTTACACCGGAGCAGAAACAGGCTCTTTCACAACAAATTCAAACCGCTAAAGGTCAAATGAAGACCCTTAATGGTTCTGATAAGATTATTAACCCCCCTAATGTGGCGGAACCTATTGTTCAGCCTCAGGTGGAAGATGAAGCTACTAAGGCAGACCGAGAGCGTTTAAAGGCTCTTGGTGGGGTCACAAAGGAAGACATAGCTAATATGCTTTCCGAGCGTGACACTACGGCAAACATCAAAAATACTCTTGAAGATTTCGTAAAAAGGCATTCTGAATTAAAGGATTCCGATGTACGAGAGGTATTCTTCGATTTCGTTGATTCCAACTATAATTGGAACGGCAAGACCGGGAAAAACCTTATGACTGTCCTCGAACTCGCTCGAGAGAACATGTTCAAGCCATCCGAAAGCATTCAAGAAAGAGTTTTGAAGGGAGCTAACGTGCAAGAGAAGGTGAATGCGATGCAGTTCCCAGGCGGAACGACCATCCGTACTGAACTATCAGCTGCAGACAAAAAGTCTCTTGATGAACTCAAGGCGACAGGTCTCTCTGAAGAAGTAGCTCTCGAACTCATGAGCGAAGAATAGTATACGTCAACAAATAATATGTCATTTGTCCAAGCTGTCATCAAGAACCCTACAAGGTCTTTGATGCTGGTAAATAAGGCGGCGACTCAGATTTCAACTTCGGGTGAAGTTGTTGACCAGGTTTCTGGTCTTGCTGTACCGGCGACTTCATCTTCGACTGTT